TTTGCAACAAATTGGAACTGACATTAGTATATTGTGGCAATCCCGCAACATCCACATATTGCAAAGAATTTACTTCTTGCATAGGTGTGATAGGGCGAGACCACAACAACGTACCTGAATTATCCGAAGTGGACACTACAAATTTACCAATAATTTGGGGCTTTTGTAGTATCTCCTTCAAATGCATTTCATCTATATCAGTATCAAAAATATAATCATCACAAACTGTTTCAAAAGAAGAGTAGGGATCCAACTTTTCATAAAAATTAGTTGCATCCACATTATTGATGTTTTGTCTAAAAACCACAGCCTCTTTACCACAAAGATCGTTCTTTTCTGGAGAATGCAAACCCGTCCATTTGCGGACAGATTGTCTCGTCGAATCTAACAAATCTGATGTTAACTGTTTACCCATGGAAAACACGCCATCAATCGCCTTTGTGATAGAGTTGGAATATGATTCGGCTTCAAAAGGAACCCAAGTCACATCCACGTGGGGAACGTAAAATTCCAAATCTGTGAACATAAAATGTGCGGTAATAGTAACTGAAGAGGACGCAGTCTCAGGCATAGACAACGCATTTAGAACGTACAACCTTACTTGTGCGTAATTTGCGGTATCTGTGCTAGGCATAACTGTGAAACCATCCAGATCTACTGGCTGCAATTTCGTGTTCACGTAAAAAGGAACTTCTACGTTTACAGACGTTGATTCATTTGCATACAAAAATGCGTGTGGCGATGCCATACGCGAGTTTTTATCATTGAAACCTTTTCCATCAATGGAAACGGCTTCATAAGGGTGAGATGATGCTAAAACACACCCTTGATGCATTGGGGTACCTGCTACTTGCAGTACCACATTAAGCCGCGCTCTATACATCACAGAGGCTGAAAAGGGAATTTTAGCCAATGGGTTGTTTAGAATGTCTCCCGGAATATCGATCACAGCCAACTCACCAGTAGATACACTAGACCAAGAAATATTCGAAATAAAATAAGGTTTATTTAAAATTCTTGAATAGTCCATCTCCAACTGAGGGGGAATGTTTTTCAATTTAGGAAATTTATTATAGCGCACGGGGGAATCAATCAAAGATCTAGTTCTCACGCTGGAGTAAAAATTAGAAGCTACTGGAACAATTGACGATCTAGAATTGTTCTCATTAGAAAACAAACCAGTAGTTGTAGATTGATTAGATTGAGAATCCGATTGTTCAGATTCCGCATTAAAAATTGAATTGTAAAAATTAAAATTTAAAAAATTGGTAGTGTTTTTTACTCTCCGCCATAACACTATATGCGGTAAGAGAAATTTTTTCTAAAAAAAAAATTATATATAAAAGTAGCCGTAGAATTAGAAAAGCATTTAAAAAGTTTCTACGTTATAACTCTTAGTATTTATATATAAATATGTATAAAATTTAAAAATAAGAAAACTGATAAAAAATTTTAAGAGAGTCAACATGAGTTGAATATAAATCATATAAATATGATTCACTTAATTTGGGGTAGGAAATTCCTTGCGAACTAACACGATTTTCAAAATCACTAAGAAGAAAGTGCCAGTCACTATGCAAGTAAATTTCTCTTTGATAGTTATGCAATTTGTCTCTCATGACTTGGTTTATATCTTTGGTATAATCCACCCATGAAAGACCAGATTGCAAAACATTCAAATCTAATGGACACATCACTCTTTTCAAGATTGGATGATAAACAAATCTCCTTTTAAGGAATGTTATATCTTCTATTCTATCAAAGGGTTCTGTTATTACACCTTTATGCGAAGTTGTCAAATCCATGCCCAAGTCTTGATAAAACTCTCTCATTGTTAAAGCATTATGTGAATGTAAAATATCTTTATTTTTAATAGCATTTACGCTATCATCACCATAAAGATAATCTACAACACTATTAGAAAAATCAAAAATAGTAGGTGGATTTTTGAATTGGATAACCCAATTTCTGTAAAACCACATTGCAGTATAAAAACGATGTACAAAACTATTTAAAATTGCTGTTAAAAAAGATCCGGATGCCATAGAGTGCGTTGTTAAAATTAAGTCATCTTGAATATTGACTATTGATCTAAAAGTTGATTCAATAAGAATATTTCCGATTAATTTTGACTCTTCAGGCATAAAGGATATGAGAAGCTCTTGCACTTCTCTCTGCACCTGTGGCGACATTTTTCCGTCCCACTTTTTAACATCTCCGGCGAAAACTCCGTGACTCGATACCAAACTCTGATACATTGCATCCCAATCTTTAAAAGGGTTGCAACCTATCATTATTTGATTTGTTTCACGATTAGCAACTATATGTTCAACCATTTTACCAAAATATTTTTTAGTAAGAACTTGATTAAATATAGTACCAACCCTAAAACTACGAGGCTCACCGAGTTTTTCGCTTCCGCGAAGCTCATCCTTAAGAGTTTCAACCCACACTAATTTTTCCCAATCTACTAAACCTTGATTTAAATCATTTTCAAATTTTTCAAGATCTTTAGAGAAGGTATCTGTAAACTTTCCGTTTACAAAATCAATGTAGTCTGACTTATCTTTTGAACAACCATAACCGTTACTGGAATCCTTGTTTAGTCCTGCTAATAATTCGCTACCTTTCACTATTGAAAATTCATCCAAAGAAGCAAAAGGTTTCAAAATATTGGCACAGACTTTTCTTGCATAATCCATTTCCGCTAGAGAAACAGCGTTACACTCGATAAAAGATTTCTTGGCTACATCTTTCACGGTACAGCGACCAGAATGTTGTAAGTTCGCGGGGGATCTTGATAAAGGATAAATCCCAAACAAGGGGGATGGACCAAAATTTGTTTTGGTCGGGACACTACTATTCAAAGGAGAGTTTAATTTAATAAACGATCCTTCAACTAGTTTGTCGCTCACCGTATAAGGAAGCGAATTGAGAGTTTCATCCAAATGATATTGAATGACACTCTTGATCTCGCTACTCCACAACCGTGCACATCCTGTTGAGATTTTTTCCTGTCCGGCGATATGCATTCCTTGAATGAATCCATACTCATCAACTACAGCGCTTCCACATAAACCATTTCCTCTTTCAGTATACAAAATTCTACTGTCTTCGGGAATAGTAATTGGGATTTGAGTCTTTCTGTTCAGACCCTTCACTGTAGTATAATAAGTAATAGATCCCTTATAGGGAATACAAATCTTACCGTAATCAAGAACTTTTTCGTCACCCACCCAGAATTTCACCAACCCTTTTTCGCTTTTGAAATGACTCTTAAGTGACTTAAAAGGGGTTGGAAATGATTCAGGTAGGGACAAAATGCAAATGTCTTCCTCGTTGTTTCGATAAACAACGATAGCTTTTTCTAAGTCCACTTGCACATTCTTTTTATCACCTTTTGCATAAAGTTTGACATAAACGACATCATTTGCAACTGCATGACTTGGTATAATAATCTTACGACCACTAACCATAGCCTTGCATGTCACTACTTCTTTATCGTTACGGTCCATGAAAACCTCACAATGTTTAATGTTCTTTTGAACATACATAACACCTGAATGGATTTCCTTATCTGCAAAACTGATAACGTCCGATTCGCTATTTAAAGTTGTGGGAAAAAACAAAGAAAAAATAAAAAAATAAGCTAAAATTAAAATATATATAGAAAGATAAATAGTTATTTTGAGACCACCCTTAGGATCCATAAACCAAGAAAAGATTTGCTGGAAACGTATCCAAAAAGTATCTC